GGAGGAGATAAACAATCCGGCAAGGAGAGTTGCGAGTGAGCATAGTACCCCCAAGACTCAGCATTACTGCCTATCTTGGGGGAGTACTATACAAAAATGAGATCAACGATCCGTATAAGTGTCGTCGTTCGTTTCGCAATTACAGTCATGAGTGATGGCTACCCGTTCGGGAAACTCTTGCCCTTCTCGTAGGCGTGACTGCTAGTACTCTGCAACTTTGAAGCCGAAGCAGATGTTTAATCCAGCTCGAGAGGTATGGCTGGAACCATTTAGTCGCTCGTGCGTCCGATGTTTCAGGTTTCGCAGAAGGTACACGGTCGTTATTTGACGACAGGGAAAATATAGAGCATCGTAGTGAAAACGTCAACGTGTATGGATGAAAAAAATCAAGAAATTATTGAGAAAGTCTTAGCCTATAAGCTGGAGGAACATCCTACGCTTCCGCTGCCCAATAAGCGGCAAAGGATGGAGATGATCCAGAACATTGGCCCGGAGAAGGTGCTCGACTTGTTTCTCATGCGGGAGAACAAGATTAAGGCGGAACTGAACGATCCCATGCGGTATGGCCACGAGCTGCCGCACTGGCCGGATGCGGATAAGCTCTTGGGGCGCTATAATGAGTTGGTCGTCCTTGGTGGGAACAGATGTTTGGCTGGTGAGACGGAGATGATTGACGCAAAGACTGGCAAGAAAATGCGTTTAGATGCCATTAGAAAGCCGTTTCATGTTTTGTCGATTGATGAGCAAACGCAGCAGGTTGTTGTGGCTGAAGCTGAGGTGCCATTTAAAAAAGCCAAGGCCGACTTGTTTGAAGTAAAGACAAACCTTGGCAGGCCGGTTGTTTGTTCTGGGGCGCACTTGGTAATGTGCAAGGATAAAACATGGGCTTCGATTTCAAGTCTGGCTGCTGGGTCAAAGCTGTTTCATCCCATAGAAGATCTAGAGGTGGTTTCCATAGAGTTTGTGCGGAATGACTTTGTGTGGGATTTTACCGTTCCTGTATATCATAACTACCTTCATGCAGCGATAACACATCATAACAGCGGAAAAACTGAGTTTGCCGCCAAACGTATGGCTCAAGCTTTCATCGGCACTGACCTAAACGGGCAGGCGCCGGACTGGGTAAAGGAGCGCCACGGTAAACGCAACATCCGCATCTGGTGCTTGCACACGACCCACATGACCAGCGTCTCCGCCCAGCAGAACGTCTTCTACAAGTACCTGCCACCCGAGATACGAAATATTAAGCGAACTAATCATACGCAGATTAGTTTCAGCCAAAAGAACGGGTTCAGCGACAATACGGCGGTCTACATGGGCAACCAGATCTGGTTTCTCAATTACGCCCAGGACATTAAAGTCGTCGAAGGTGGCGAGGTAGACTACGTCTGGTGTGACGAACTTGTCCCGCAGAACTGGCTTGAGACGCTTCGCTACCGTTTGGTTACCCGCTCCGGCAAGCTTATCGTCACCTTTACGCCGGTGCAAGGCTACACCCAGGTCGTAAAGGAGTACATCAACAGCGCCAAGGTTACCGTCAGCCGCCCATCTCCATTGCTACCCAATCACAACGTCCTAACCGTTCCCAAGGGCGAGATGCCCTATCAAGCCGAGAACTTGTACGGACGACATGCCTGCATCTGGTATCATACCGAGCTTAACCCGTACAACAACTGGGAGCGCATGAAGCAGGAGCTCTCGGGGCGCTCCAGTCACGACATCAAGATCCGTGCTTATGGTTGGGCAGATCAGACGGCTGGCTCCGAATTTCCCATGTTCGGCGACCACAACCTGTGGAAGGGTGACGCCGAAGAGGTAATCCCCGAGGGTAGCAACTACATGGCCGTGGATCCAGCAGGTGCGCGTAACTGGTTTATGCTCTGGGCTAGAGTAGATAAGCATGGTATACTGTGGGTCTACCGTGAATGGCCCGACCAAAGCTACGGTGAATGGGCCTTGCCAAGTGATAAGCCTGACGGTCGAGCTGGCCCGGCACAAAAGGCGGGTGCTGGCCGTGGGGTGAACGAGTACACCGAGCTTATCTGGAGCCTGGAGACTGCCGGTGACAAGCGTGAGATGATCGTGGATCGCTGGATTGACCCGCGGACGGCTGGAACTGAGACGATCACTAAGGACGGCGGTGTCACCGTGCTTGATCTGCTTAGTCAGGCTGATAATCCGCTTATATTTACCCCTGCCGCGGCGCTGCCAATTGAGGAGCGGGTGCTATTAATCAATGATCTTTTGTCATGGGATAGAGAAAAACCAATGGAAAAAGGAGTAAACCATCCAAAACTGATGATACATGAGTCTTGTCAGAACTTAATTTATAGTTTAAAGGAATGGACTGGACAAGATGGACAAAAAGGTGCTAGTAAAGATCCTATCGACGCTTTAGGCTATATGGTTGTTATGCAGCCAGCCTATTTTGGCGGCTTAGATTGGGAAAAACAATCTAAACGAATGTCTATGACAGGAAGTTATTAACATGATCTCACCAGTTGACCCTTTAGCTATTGCTTCTGATACGCCTGACATTGGCGAGCTATTGAGCGAGTACAACCGCTCGATGATTAACTCGTCGCAGGGTAACTTGGTGACGAAGTTTGATAACATCCGTTTTGCTCGTTGGGCTGGACAGACTGATGACGGCAAAAAGCATAGCGATTCCCGTCCAGAAGGTAGCCCAGCCTGGCCATTTGAAGGTGCCAGCGACGTTCGCAACCGCCTTATCGACTCTTCTTGCAACGAACTGTCCGCATTGCTTGTCACGGCCTTCCAGCGTGCAACTATTCGGGCTTCCGGCGTGACACTCGACGATGCGCCAGTAAGCGGCATTGCGACGAACCTTTTGCACTGGATTCGCGACTCTAAGATGCCGCAGGAGCTTCGTAAAGAAGCCGAGCTTGGGGCGCAGTACGCTTTGCAATACGGATGGAGCGCGTTCTTTGTGGGGTGGCAGCAAAACATCAGCAAGCGTACACAGGAGATTACCGCTGAAGAACTCTTTCAGATGGCTGCGCAGGCACAGGGATCTGTGTTGGCCGAGCTGCCACAGATGATCTTGGACGCTCCAGATCAAGCTGCTGCGATCATTCAAGCTGCAATCCCAGATCTGGATGCGGCAAATGCGAAGCGGATGGTCAACGAGATGGCGACGACCGGCCGTGCAACGTATGATCAAGAGTACGTCAGCCGCAATCTTCCCGAGATCGTTGCGCTCAAGCCCTGGGACGAAATCATTGTTCCGCCGGAGACGGCTGATTTGCAGCGATCACGGGTAATCTACCGTAGGACATGGATGTCTGAAGTTGAGTTGCGCGAGAAGATCACCACAGAGGGCTGGGACCCGGACTGGGTTGAGCGTGCTCTTCAACAGATCGGCAAGAGCAGCACCTTCTACAACATCAACCTGCTCCCAACAACGACCATGTTGGTTTACAACGGCGTAAACTACATGAACATGGTGGAGGTTGTTTATGCTTACACGAAAAGCCTCGACGGAAAAGCTCCCGCCATCTACTTCACCGTTTTTTGTCCGCAAGCTGCGTCCAATCGAAAAGAAGATGCAGCCTCGTGGGCTATCCATCAGCGACTTGATTACGCTCACGGCGAATACCCGTTTGTTGAATTCCGTCGTGAACAGTTGCGCCGCGCTATTACTGATACTCGTGGTATACCCGAACTTGCGAGCACAGATCAAGATGAGGTCAAAGCCCAGCACGATTCCATCAGGGATCATACTGCCTTCTCGACTCTACCTCCCATCAAAGTCGTCAAACGAATTGGTGCCATCAACAAGGTGGGCCCAGGAGTACAGTTGCCTGTCGTAAGTCCTACAGATTACAGCTTCATGGAGCCACCTGCGCGTGAGCCCACGGTGGCGTTTAAACTTATTGAGCGCGTGGAAGCCAATCACGCTGCGTACTTCGGCACGCTTAATGCGTTTGTGCCACCGGCTAAGACGCAGATGTTGCAGCAGTTGCTGGTTAATAGCTGGCTTTTAAGCTGGCGTAACATTTACCGGCAAATGTTTGCGTTGTGCTGCCAGTACATGAGCCCAGAAGAGATCTTGCGTGTCACTGGCGGTCAATTGCCGCAGAGTTTGTCCGAGATACACAACGAGTTCGACCTTAACGTCCGATTTGACGTGATGGACATGGACAAGGAGTACATCGCTCAGAAGATCGACTTTCTTACCAAGGTTGCACAGCTCGACACAGGCGGCGTGCTTAACAGAACTCGCCTCACTGAGATGATGATTCAGGCTATCGCGCCCGAGATGGCAAGCGAGCTTATCGTCAACCAGCAGCAGGCTAGTGTGCAGATGTTCAAGGACGTGCAGAGTGACATTGGCATGATGCTCCTTGGCAACGAGGCGCTGTACCAAGAGAACGATCCTGCCGCACAGACCAAGCTGCAATACGCACAGCAGGTCTTGCAGGCTAACCCGAAAGCGCAGGCTGCGTTGCAGCAGGACGAGAACTTCAAGGCGCTGTTTGAGAACTACGTTAAGAGCCTGCAAATGTCAGTTATGCAGCAGCAAAACGCGCAGATTGGTCGGATTGGTGTAACTCCTGTATCACAACAATGACGGAAAATCAAAAGGACGCCTTTGGCTTTTCAGGAAAAAACATTGTCTGGAGCGAAGTGCTTAGAGTTATCGAACAGTTGCAAGAACAGCACTGGATGATGGCTATAAGTAAAGACTGCAAAGGAGAAGATAGAATACATTCAGCAGGCCAAGCTGATGGGATTAATCTTACTTTGAGCACACTCATTGAATTAAGAAGACAAGCAAGAGAATTAAATGGCTTGACTAATAACGAAGATTTGGCATAACGCCACTAGCGGGCTAACCAGCGTTACTGGTTTGATTATATAAGGACTTGCTACCTATTAGCATGAACGAAGCACAATCACAGCCTGACGCCGGGAGTCAGGAGGCAGGAACGACACCCGTTGCACAAAAACTCGGTTTGCTGGATCAGCAAAGTCTTAGTGACTTGCTTAAATCCGGTTTCCTTGACGAGAAGGAGGCGACTCCCGCCAAAGAGGAGCAGGCTGAACCTGAAGTTGAAGCTGAGGAGCCAATTGTGGACTCGGAAGTGGAAACTGAAGTGCAGGCCGATCAGCCCATTGAAGAAGAAGCTGAAGCTGAAGAAAGTTCGTTAAGCAAGGGCGTACAGAAGCGTATCAACAAGTTAGTTGCTGCGAAGAAAGCCGCTCAAGCTGAACTGGAAGCGCAAAAAGCCCGTCTGTCTGAGTTGCAGAGGGAGCTAGAGACTGCAAAGTCTTCGGCCCCAGCAAAGCAGGTGGACGTATCCGATGCAGTCGAACGCTTGTCTACCATCGAACAGGTGAAGGAAGAGCGCCAGAGAGCGTTGGATGTCATTTTGTGGTGCGAAGAAAACCCAGACGGAGGAGTAATTACCCTGCCGGATGGAACTGAGAAGGATTTAACCGATCAGGAAGTTCGCAGCATGAAGCGATTGGCAATTCGGCGCAAGGAAATCGAGCTGCCAGCCCGAGAAGAGTACCTGCAACAGCAGTCATACGTCGAGGGTGAAGTGGTGAAAGACTTTCCTTGGTGGAGCAAGCCAGAGACTGAGGAGTATCAAACTGCTCAACAGATTCTGCGTGAGTTCCCAGAGTTGAAAAAGCGCAGGGCAGACTGGAAGCATGTTGCTGGACTGCTTGTTATGGGCATCAAAGCCTATGGCGAGAAGAAGGCACAGAAGAAGCCGGTTGCACCCATTAAACGCGCCCCTGCACAGCCGTCTATTAAGGCGGCGCCGGCAAGGACGACCCAGACGGATCTTCAGAAAGCCAAGCAATCGTTCGTTAGGAACAATTCAAGAGATGGGATGACTGACGTGATTAAAGCAATGGGACTTGTGTAAGTCCTTAACAATCAAACTTAGTTTTACTCTTATTTATGGCTATTCTTACTGAACCCCAACTTAGCGGTCGCGGTCTACGCGAAGACTTGATGGATATGATTGCGCTCGTTGACGCAAAGGACACTCCCTTTACGTCGATGGCTCGCAAAGGCAGCAAGCCCGGGAATATGTACTTCCGCTGGCAGTCTGACTCGCTTCCTACCCCTCAGGTAGGTGGTGTGGTGGACGGCACGGACGTTTCCAGCTACGACAACTACGTCGTTGGCTACCGCGCTGAACTCGCAAACTACGCACAGGTGTTCCGCCGTGCAGTGCGCGTGTCCAAGCTCACCCAGGACATCGCTGATGTCGCAGGTGTGCGTGACGAACTGGCTGACAACGTCAGCAAGGGCATCACTGGCATCAAGCGTGACATGGAAGCGACCTTCACGTCGAACCAGCTCTCGCAGCAGGACAACGGCACGACTCAGGCCTACCGCACCGCTGGTGTGCAGACCTGGATCAGCAACGCTGGTACTGGCACGCCTACTCCCGGAGACATCCCTTCGCAGTTCCGTACTCCTCTGACCTCGATCCTTACTGGTGCATCCAGCGAGTTGACGGACGCAGGTGTGCAGGGCTTGCTCAAGTCGATCTTCGACCAGACTGGCCACTACACCAGCTTCGACGCCATCGTCGGAACTGACCTGAAGCGTGCTTTCACCGGCCTGCTCGGAACCACGGCTCTGACCACGGTCAGCAACTCCAGCAATACGCTTGCTGCCGGCGCTACCAAGGTGCAGACCTTCCAGCGTGACGCTGCGGCTGACACCTTCATCCAGAGCTTGGACGTGTTCCAAGGTGACTTCGGAACGGTGCGTCTGCATCCCTCCACGTTCATCGGAACCGTGTCCGGAACGACCTGGACGCCTGCACCTTACAAAGGTCTTGTGCTTGACATGAACCTCATTGAGGTTCGCTACGGCGGAAACGTCGCTAACGTCACTGCGCTGCCAGATTACGGTGGTGGCCCTGCTCGCCTCATCGAGGCAGTTGCTGGTTTGGTTGTCGGCAACCCGCTCGGCCTCGGGAAATTCGACTACTCCTCCTAGTAGTTGTTGATCGGTGACACCTACCCCGACGCGAAAGCGTTTCTTGAAGTGGTGTGACACTCTGGAGAGACAGAGATTATAGACCTGTCAAGGCTAGTGCAAAAGCATCCTCAAACCGATGGGTCACTTATTGCGACACCTGCCTCTGGCTTCACGCCGGGGTGCACGGACCGGGATTTCTCGGTCGCCGTAGTGGTGTGACTAGCTGGAGAGACAACTGTCGGCAACGGCCATGAATCGTTGTGGGGAACGCACCTCTTAGTGGCGTGACACCTCGGAGAGACGCGGACAATTTTACTATGATTACAATTCCTACTGATTTAGTGCCACAGCTTGAAGAAGAGTTGCGTCGAGGCTGGCAAAAGAACCGTATTGAAGCGCAGGTTCAAGCCAAGCAAAACGAGAAGATCAACCGTCAGCGGCACAAGTCAATAGAAGGATTGGGTCAGCTTACAGCAAGGATTCCTCCCACGGCGTATCACTTCTGGGGACAGAAGCTCGGATATGAGTGCTGGAACGATAAAGCGTTCATGGATGAGTTTTTGCGTGACAATCCCGAGTGTCGAGTCAATAGTGGAGGGACTAAAGAAATCCACGTTGGCTGGACACCCACCAATGTTCGTTCCCGTACCGTTTATCAATGAAGACCGTTCCGTTTAGCGACATTCTTGCTTCTGTCTGCCAACTTGTTGGTTTGGATCGCGCTACGCTAAACGATAAATCTTTCGGCGCAATACGCGACTTCACAAGTCGCCGGTTGTCGGTTGTGTGGGATCGTGAAGAGTGGCCCGATGTGCAAAGATACATGTACACTTGGCCTGGCATGCCTGTGTCCTCGATTGAGTCTGGACTTAACATTCTTGCGTCGGAAAGCAATGTGCCGCTTTCTACTGAAGACGGCGAAGACTTCTTTACCGAGAACGAGCTTAACACGAACACGACTCGGATTAACTTTGACACGAACTTTAAACGGATCTACCTGCAAGACTTTTTGCATGACAGGTACAAGCTGGGCACAGTTGGCGAGTCTTATGTGAAGTTCTTGAACCCGTTCTACGGCTCCGTGGATGATGGTCCGCTGACATCCGTTGGCGAGAACCAGTACAACTTCACTTACTCAACAGCCACTGACAGCCTTGGTGAATACATCACAAATGTTGTGATTGAAGTTGAGTTCACTAACACGAACTACTTCACCTATAACGGCCCGAACTCGCCGTTGACGACCAAGGTGTTGTTCATGGACAACCAGCAGTTGTTGATCCAGATTCCGCAGGGATCGCTGCAAGGCTTGGCAATTTACACGAACGATCCACGGCAGACGACTAAGGCTATTCCGCTGCCATTTATTGCTGAAGACTTTGCCGATCAAACTCCGCAGGACTTCGGTGACGACGTTAACTACCTGCGCACGTTTAACACGTCGAAGCAATTTGTGCAGTACCGGCTCACGCCTCCACGCATGTTTGGTGTGAAGTACGACAATACATCAGTGTACTCCGCAGGGTCACAGATCTACTTTGACCTTGGCCAGAATAGCGGTAGCTATAGCATTGGCGACAAGACCAAGGCCAGCAGCGGAAACTTTTTCTTTGCAACGACCAACGTGACCTCCGGGGTGACGCCAGGCAATCAAACATCGGATGTTTGGCAGCAAGTTGAGATTCCTGCCCGGTTCAGGGATTACTTGGCCAACTCCGTTTCGTCTGATTTCCTAAAATCTGAGGGTCGCGCTGATGAAGCTGTCGTGCTTGAGCAGTTAGCTGAGTCTGCAATCCAGCAGCAGATTGACGTTCTTATCCGCCAGCAGGCGCAGAATCAACGCCTGAACATGGCCTACACCTACTAAGATGATTACGAGATTTCTAAGAAAACGGAATCCAAATGTGTCTTTGGAGTTCAATAAAAACTTTGCGCGTGTCCAGGTGAAGGGCAACGCAAACACGTTCTTGTACAAAAAGACTGCAATAGCAGCGCCGCCATCTGATAGAATATTGACAGAAGTTGGTGATTTTCTTAATACTGAAGCTAGTCAGCGTATAAACATTGGATAATCCATGAGCATTAAAATTTCCAACCTCCCAGCAGCCGTTGCTGTAAACAATGAGGATCTTGTTCCGATTGTCCAGAATGGTACTACCAAGAAAGCAACAGCAGTACTGATTCGTCCTGTATATGGAACTGCGGCTGGCACAACCTGCGAAGGTAATGATCCTCGCTTGATTGACCCCCGCACGCCAATCGGAACTGCTAGTGGCGACTTGACCGGCGAATATCCCGGGCCTGCACTTGCGACGACTGGCGTTGTTGCGTTGACCTATGGTGGAGCTGGTCAGGTTGGTCAGTTCACGGTAGACGCCAAGGGGCGCATCACATCTGCTGCTGCTGTGGCTATTACACCTGAAGCCATCGGGGCGCTGTCACTTTCTTCACTCGGATCAAATGTCTCGACGTTCTTGGCTACACCATCGAGCGCGAACTTGGCTGCTGCGCTTACGGATGAGACTGGAAGTGGCGCTGCTGTGTTTGCAACTGAGCCTACGATTGCGACACCAACAATCAACGGCTACATTGAAGGAAACACGGACATCGGCGTTGTAGGTGCATCTGCTACGCTCAGTATTGCCAGCAGCACCGTGCTTACTGCTACGCTTACAAGCGGCACAGCAACGACCTTTACGATGCCCGCGGTGGCAGCAGGAAAGGCGTTTACATTGTATCTCAAGCAGCCTGCTTCTGGAGGAGTTGGTTCTGCCGTGTTCACCGGCGTTAAATGGCAAAATGGTGGTGTGCCTGTTGTTACCGAGCTTAACGGTGTTCTTGATATCTTTCCGTTCATATCTGATGGAGTTAACTGGTACGGATCTTCGCTGCAAAACTTTGCTTACTAATTATGGCTGACATCAAAATCTCACAACTTCCAGTAGCCAGTGTCGTTAACGACAACGACATTGCCGTTATTAACCAAGGAGGTGACACTAAGACTGCTGCGAAGAGCTTGATCGTTGCGGGACTAGCGACGACTGACCAGATCTCAGCATTTGCCACGACCTCGCAGGTTGAGTCGATTGCTTCTGCGCAGATTGCCGCGATCACTCCTGCCAGCATTGGTGCGTTTGCTACCAGCGCAATCATCGCTATCGAGAACGGTGGCACCGGCGCTACGGACGCCCCTAGCGCACTAGCTGCTTTAGGCGGGATTACTTCCGCGCAGGTTCCTGCGTTTGATACGGCACAGTTATCTGCTTATGTGCAAAAGGCTGGCTCTACGATGGACGGTCGCCTTATCATGGCGGCAACCACAGCGCAAGCTAAAGCTAACATTGGGGGCGCTCTTACTGGAGTTGCGGCGCCAGCATCTTCCATTGCTGGAGATGTTTGGATCAGCAACCAAAGCAAATTGACGTTTTCGCCATCCACGGGCACGGCGGTTACGCTCGCTGGACTTTCTCAACAAAACACGTTTAACCAACAGCAAACCATTGGCTCTGCTACTGCGGCAACTAGCCTTATTGTCAGCAACACAAGCACAGGCCGCGCCGCTACGTTTGCTGCTGCATCTACGGCTCCAGCCGTTGCTATCACTCAGACTGGCGCAGGTGAAGCCTTCCGTGTTGAAGATGAAACCAGCCCGGATGCAACTTCGTTTGTAATTTCGTCTGCTGGCCGTGTTGGGATTGGCGTTACTCCAGATGCAGTGACTGCTCTGGCTGTAGATTCTGGTGGCATTAAGTTTTCAGATGGATCTATTCAGACTACTGCCGTTGGATCGTTTAGCACTGCACAGCTTTCTGGATACGCAACAACGACCGACATCCAAGGCATCGCGTTCACCTCGCAGTTGAGTGGCTTTGCAACTACGGACCAGATCTCTGGATTCACCACAAGCTCGCAAGTAGAGGCAATCTCAGCTTCGCAAATCTCGCTGATTACGCCAGAATCAATCGGGGCTTTCGCAACCAGCGACGTTATTCAGATCAGCCAAGGTGGAACAGGAGAAGTTACATCGACTGCTGCACTTGCTGCTCTTGGTGGTATATCGGGTAATGAATCAGTTTCAGGTGATTTGTCTGGAACTGTACTTTCGTCAAATGTTGTTGCGCTTGCTGGCAATCCTCTTTTGTTTCCACAATTTCCAAGCAGTGGGCAAATTCTGCAATGGAATGGCACTGTATGGGAGCCTACAAACAATCCCGGTGGCACAGTTACTTCGATTACAGTTGGCCCTGAATTGACTGTTGACGGTGTTCCCGGCGGCACGCTTTCACAGTCTGGCACAATTGCTCTTGCTGGCACAGGTTTCCCTGCCGGATCCTATGGTTCTTCCACGCAAGTAGCTGCAATCACCTTTAACGGGTTTGGCCAGATCACATCGGCATCGAACGAAGCAATCACACCTGCTGGTATCGGCGCACTGTCCACGGACGCTGCTTCCGGGTTTGCTACGACATCTGACATTCAGGGGATTGCATTCACCTCTCAGTTGTCAGCCTTTGCGACAACCGATCAGTTGTCTGGCTATGCTACGACCACTGACATCCAAGGGATTGCTGTTACTTCCCAGTTGGCATCATTCACCAATAGCGCACAAGTAGAAGCGTTGGCTTCCGCTCAAATCGCTGCTATTACGCCCGGATCGATTGGCGCTTTTGCTACTAGCGACGTTATTGCTATCACTAATGGCGGCACAGGATCGACCAGCGCAGTAGCGGCTCTTACGGCTCTTGGCGCGTTAAGCGCAACCGCAGCAGCAGGTGGTGACTTGTCGGGGAACTACCCTGATCCAACGGTGGCGAAGATCCAAGGTCAAGCGGTATCGTCTGCTGCTCCTGGCACAGGTCAAGTGTTAACTTGGAACGGAACAACGTGGATCGCTACGGCTCCAGCAGCAGGTGGATCTGGCGGCGGCGGGGTGTTGTTCTACTTCAATTATGGCACAAACCCAGATGCGCCTGCACCTGTTGGCGCAAAAGAACTGGGCCGTACCGCTGAAGTTACGTTGTCTTCTGTAACCACTGGGACACTCACAAGTGGCGTGTGGACGGATGTTGCCGGGTTTGTTTCGGACACGCTCGATCCTAACCTTGAGTTCCTGCCCGCTGGTATCTTCGACTTCAACGTCTGGTGCGCTGGGACTGCAAATGTTAACGCTCCTACGGTACTGCGCGTTCAGGTTAACAAGTGGGACGGAACAACCTCAACGAACATCGCGACCTCTGGCAATGCAGTTGTGTCCAACAATGGCACGCCGATCCAGACGGCCATCTCGCTTGTTATCCCGCAGACGGACATCACGCCCGCCGACAGGTTGTACATCGTCATTCAGGTGCAGGCATCTGCTGCTGGGCACACTGTAACGGTTGACTTTGGTGATAGCGCCCCCAGCCATGTTCATACAACAATCCCATCAGTTGGCGGCACGGGCGTGCTTAAGCTCATCAACGGTGTTCCGCAGAATCCGGCCTCGTTCATCATCGACGCTGATATCGCTACTGACGCTGCTATTGCACTCAGCAAGGTGCAGATGTCGCAGATTAGCGTTCTTACAGAGAACGGCTTGACTGGCGGAGGCGATCTTTCGACCAGCAGAATCTTGTCGCTTACGACAACCGGCGTATCTGCGCTGTCATACGGTTCCTCGACTCAGGTAGCCGCGCTTACGGTTGACGCTTACGGGCGTATCACGGCAGCTAGTGACGTAGCCATCAGCGCGTCTGGCATCGGCGCACAGCCAGCACTAACGAGCGCAGCACCTGCTGCAATCGAGCAGGGTGGCACTGGAGCGACCACAGCGGTGGCAGCGTTGAGTAACCTTGGTGGTATAAGTTCGAGTGCACTAGAAGGCTATGCAACGACTGGCCAAATAAGCGGGTTTGCTACGACAAGCCAATTGTCTGCTTACCAGCCTGCGCTTACGAGTGCAGCTCCAGCAGCTATTGAGCAGGGCGGAACAGGCGCTACGGACGCTGTATCTGCATTGGCTAATCTCGGTGGCATCACGACTGACGCACTGTCCGGCTACGCCTCCACGAGCCAATTGGCGGGCTTGCAGCCTGCATTGACTACGGCAGCACCACTCGGCATCGAACTGGGTGGCACAGGGGCAACTACGGCGATTGCAGCACTAGCCAACCTTGGTTCGTTGCACTTTGCTGGTGGCTGGTCGCAAACGAGTGTTGTGACTGGCACAATGAACGCTACTGTCACGCCAAACACGTTTACGATTACTGCCACCGGGCAACTATCAGTAGACGCAGGCAATCCAATTGCTGGTGACATTGTTATATTTACCTCACAACCAACAGCCACTCAACATAATGGCCGAGATAACGGACCTTGGGTTGTGGTGGACCCCGGTGGAGTTGGAGTACAGGCTACGTTTGTGCGTCCAGACTGGTTCTCTGGAACGGTTAAGACTGGAATACTGGTTACCAACCAGTTTGGAAGCACTCGCACTGGTGTTACATATGCCATCCAAGGACCAAACGCACCCACAAGTGGCGACTTTATCTCTGTAGGTACAGACATATTGAATGTTTATACGGCGTACCAACGTGTTGGAAACGCTGGAACCGCATCAAACACATTCAGTTCAAGACAAACATTTTCTGCATCTTCAAGTAGTACTACTGTTAACCCAATTACATTTAGTACATCATCGCCTGTTTTGCTGTCCACGCGCCAACTTGGTGCGATCGAGTGGGATAACCAGCAGCTTTACATTACAGCGTCTTCGCAGTTTGCTGCCCTTAATCGCAATGCAATTGCTACGGCTACGGTACTGATCAACACGCAGACTGGCACAAGCTACACGCCTGCTCTAACTGATGCCGGTAAATTGATCACCGCAAACAACGCTGCTGCGATCTCGCTAACGATCCCAACGGATGCAACGGTAGACTTCCCTGTTGGCACGCAACTGCTAGTCATGCAGCTTGGCGCGGGTCAAGTGACAGTCTCGCCAGTTGCGTCACCAACGACGACCGTGAACGGCAAGAACGGCTTGAAGACCTCTGGACAATTCGCATTTATTTCGCTAATCAAAGTTGCCGCAAATAGCTGGGTTGTTGGTGGCGATGCAACAACGTAATTTATGTTCTCTTCTATGTTATCTCTATTCGGCAGTATCATCAGTTCACGAGGAGGCTTCGTCCAAAACTCACTTCGGTTTAGATCGAGTGCATCTGCCAACTTAAGCAGAACGTTTGCTGGGCCAACAAGCTCGACCGTCTTTACTTGGTCTGCTTGGGTAAAAAGAGGAGCATTGACGGGCACATACCGGTTGTTTGGGGCGAGCACCAACACGTTTCTTACGTTTAACAGCTCAGATCAATTAAACCTTACGCTTAACGGGACTTCTGCCGCTACTTCAACGGCTGTATTTAGAGATCCATCTGCTTGGTATCATATTGTTTATGCTCAAAATGGAGCAGCTCAAACACTTTATGTTAATCAAGCATCCGTAGCTACAGGAACAACTGCCAATACTGTTTTTAACACGGCTATAGCTCATCAAATTGGCGCCGCAAACACGGCTAGCTTCTTCGACGGCTACCTCACGGAAGTCAACTTTATCGACGGTCAAGCCCTGACAGCATCGTCCTTCGGCCAGATCGAGACCACGACTGGCGTGTGGTCGCCCAAGCAGTACGTTGGCAGCTACGGCACGAACGGCTTCTACCTCAAGTTTAACAATACGTCGTCTGTGGCGGCGCTGGGCACGGATAGCTCGGGGAATGGTAACACTTGGACGGTGAACAACGTATCGCTGACGGCTGGCGCGACATACGACAGCATGGTCGATGTCCCGGTGAACTACAGCGACAGCGGGAATGGCAGGGGGAATTATGCGGTATGGAACGCCATAGCAAAGTCAGGTAGCGCATCGACGACTGACGGTAATCTTGGTAACTCGTTAGGCTCATCAAGTTCGGATGCGCTTTTATCGTCAATGGCAATTGATACTAAGGCGTATGCAGAATTTTACGGTTCCATATTCGCAAGCGCGGTTCGATTTGTTGGTGTTGCTGAAACAGCTACTGGAAGCAACAACGCACAGTACTATTCAGATGGTCGTTTGTACATCAATAATTCGCTGCAAGGCACATACGCAACTTACGGAAGCGGAGATATTGTTTCTGTAGATTGTGATCCTTCAACTCGACAAGTTCGCGTTTACAAAAACAACGTGCAGATTAGCAGCACAGGAACTGTTTCTGGAACTGCGCCGCTATTTTTTACTGCTGGAGGTTCTGGTGGAGGTACAGGCAGTTCAACAGGCGGAGCCAACTTCGGCCAACGCCCATTCACCTACACGCCTCCCGCTGGCTTCAAGGCACTCAACACGAACAACCTGCCTACACCGTCCATCGTCAACGGAGCCAACTTCATGGCTGCTACGACGTACACGGGCAACGCTGCTGCACGGTCACTGTCGAATGCGGTGAACAACGTGTCGTTCCAGCCGGATCTAGTGTGGATTAAATCGCGTACACCGGGGGCTACGAATCACGCTTTATTTGACTCGTCGCGGGGTGTTACGAAGTACTTGTCATCTAACACGACTACAACCGAGACTACGCTTGCACAAAGTTTAACGGCGTTCAACGCTAACGGCTTTAGCCTTGGAACGGACACGACGCTGGTGAATGCGAGTGCTAACTCGTATGTAGCTTGGCAGTGGAAGGCTGGTGGTGCAGCAGTCAGCAATACGCAGGGCACAATTACATCACAGGTTAGCGCAAACACGACGGCTGGGTTTAGTATAGTGACGTATACTGGAAATCAGAATGCCTCTGCTACCGTGGGTCATGGTCTTGGTAAAGTGCCGAGCCTTATTATTGTAAAACAAACTGGTGGCGCAACAGAAAACTGGTATGTCACTCACTCAAGTCTTTCAACAAATAATCAGCTAGTTCTTAACAGCTCAACAAATGCATTGCCATCTTCAGGATATTCGGATGGAGGATTAGCTTCGCCAAATTCTTCCAACACGTTTAGTTTTATAAATGGCTCAGTAAATGTAGATAATGTTAACAACGCAACCACTTACGTTGCTTACTGCTTTGCCGAAATTGCAGGTTTCAGCAAGTTTGGCAGCTACACGGGCAACGGGTTAGCTGACGGGCCGTTTGTGTTTTGTGGATTCAGGCCAAGGTTTGTGATGATTAAAACATCAACTACTGTAGAAAATTGGCTTATTTACGATTCATCTAGAAATTCATTTAATGTTGTCGGACAAAGACTAGTTGCAAATGCACCAAGTGAAGAGTCTACTATTGAAACATTTGATTTTACGTCAAACGGATTTAAATTAAGAACATCTGATTCTGGAAGAAACGCAAGTGGAGTTACTTACATCTTCGCAGCCTTCGCAGAAGTGCCCAGCAAGTACGCTCTAGCTCGCTAACCTTATGCCAAAGAAATCCGTATCACTGTCCGTTGGCCGAGGCGAGAAGCTGCCTGCGTCGAGGGGCGCAGGGCTGACGGCCAAAGGTCGCGCTAAGTACAATCGCGCTACAGGCAGCAACCTCAAGGCTCCTGCGCCTAGTCCAAAGACTAAGGCTGACGCTGGCCGCAAGAAGAGCTTCTGCGCTCGCATGGCAGGTGTAGTGGCTAAGGCTAAAGGCCCGGCAGAACGGGCTAAAGCAAGCATGAGACGCTGGAAGTGCTAACTTTATGAAACGAGGACTCTACGCCAACATCCACGCCAAGCGCGAGCGTATCGCCGCTGGCAGCAAAGAACGTATGCGGAAGCCCGGATCAAAGGGTGCGCCAACCGCAAAGGCGTTTAGACAATCGGCCAAAACCGCTAAGAAGAAGTAGGTATGGACGAGTTTGTCACCAAGGTTCTTACTCACATCTTCGACCAAGGCCTAACGGTGTCGCTGCTGGCACTGGCGCTGTATTACCTGCACAGTAAACTAAACAAACTAGAGCTGAAGATCTCCGAGTGCGAGCAAGATAGGCTCAAGCTTTGGGAACGAATCGCTCAACTCCACGATTAAACCTATGAAAGAGTATCTCAAGCAACCATCCACTTGGCTCGGCATCGTTAAACTTGGTACGGCTATCGGGCTGTACAGCACCGGCATCGGTGGCGCAATCGCCCAAGGTGTCATGGCCATCTTTGGCATCATCGACGTTATTCGTAACGAGAAACTGTGATTGACGAACGGTCAGCCAAGTTCATAGAGACACTGCTACCTGAAGTCAGGGACGCATTTATCGCGTTCATCGTGGACGCAAAAGAACTGGTTGCCAAAAGCGGGCTGGACTACAAGGTCATCTGCGGAACTAGGACGTTCGAGGAACAAGCGGCGCTGTACGCTAAAGGGCGCACGGCTCCGGGGCCAAAGGTAACAAATGCCAAGCCAGGATCATCCATGCACAACTTCGGGCTCGCCATCGACTGCGGCGTGTTCAAGGGTAAAGTGTACATGGATGGCAGCACACCCGCTGACGCGAAGCTCGCTGACCTTATGCATAAACACGCCTCAACCTTGTGTGAAAAGCACAGGCTACGCTGGGGTGGCAACTTTAAATCGCTATACGATGCGCCTCATTTTGAGTACGATACTCCTTATTCTCTTGCTGAGTTGCGCACTCGCAGAGAAGCCAAGAAATCCTTAATCGCCTAACCTTATGCCTAAGTCAATGAACGCAATGTTGGCCATCCTCGGTGGCCCTATGGGCGGCAAAAGCCGCTCCTGCCCTGAATGTGAGTCTCCTATGGAGTCTGACGGTACTTGTTCCGAGTGCGGCTACGGTGAAGAGGAGGAGTACGAGGACGAGGGTGAGGAAGAAGGTGAAGATGAAGGTCACATGGAGCGTATGGTTGAACTGCGCGACGATCTCCAACGAGTTGTAGACAAGCTCAGTAAGCTTATTTCCTAATGGCACAAGAAACACAGGCTGAAGGTGACGACATGTTTCTGGGTTTTGCCAGTAGGCTTGACCCTGCAAACTTGCAGCCTGGCATTTTGCAAGCGAGCTTCAACACTCGACTTCAGCGTGGTATTGCCCAGCCCCGTAAGGGCACCAAGCGGTTGACTGGAAGTGAACTTATCGGCTTAACGATGGTTAGCTCAGGCCTGTACGTTGACGCTGATGGTCACGACAACATCGTCATGGTGTTTACGGACAGGATGTACCTGTACAAGCCTGCTCAAGGGCCAGATGTCGAGGACTTGATCGGACCGTACATGTTCCCTGCTGGCAGGACGATTGAAGAGGGTGGTTCCTGCGATATAGTGACGGCCCTAAATAAGGTATACATATTTCGCGGCAAGTACGACAAGAAGACGTTTTCGGCCACCGAATCAAATGCTGATATTCTAGACAACGATACTGGTATAATCACTATAACAACAGCAACGGCGCACGGTTACTCGACAGGCGATGAAGTCACTATCGGGCGCACAGACGGCTCAGATACAGCAGGACAGGACGTAACTGGCAGTTATATCATCACGGTGACTGGCACAAACACGTTTACGTTTGAGTACACAAACAATACTGGCGTGACTTACGCTGCTCGGACTACTCAAGCAGGCTGGACGGCTCGCCGTGGATTGCCACCGTTGATATGGCAGGACGGACTAGCAGCAGCTACATTTGCACAGCAGAAGTTTACCGTAGACGGCGGCACGGTGACGGGAATCACGCAGTCTGTACCTTGTGCTGACTTTGGCCTGTACTTCCAAAACCGGCTTATCCTTAAGTACGGCGACTATCAGATGCTCGTTAGCGACATCTTGAGTGAGCAGTGCGACACGACGCTGAACAACTTTGTTATTAACACAGGCGGAAATGACTCGATTGTAGGTGTGCTGCCATGGGTGCAAGACCAGTTCTTGGTCTTTATGACCAACAGCATCTACGTTGTTTACGTTCAGACTGACAACTTTGACATCAATTCGCCTCCCGGCGCCAACAGCAGCACGACGGTGGTTACAACCGAGATCGGCTGCTTGGCTAGACGCTCAATCGTGTCAGCAGGCCAGTTCGTGTTCTTTCTGTCTGCCAATGGCGTTCACATGCTGACGCCCCAGCTTGACCTGAAGTTGTTAGGCAACACGCTACCGCTCAGTGAGCCGATTGCAGACTTCTTTGACGCCGTTAACTACGATGCCGTTCAAAACTCGGTAGCGACTTATTATAACAACCGTTTCTATATTGCGATGCCTACTGGCACGGCGACTAGGAACGATAGGATCCTTGTATACAATACGTTGAACCAGAATTGGGAGTCGATTGACTATTATCCTGTTGGGTTATTCTCAGATAACTTGATCTTGTCTGCGTATCTTAATCAACGGAGGTTGATGATTATCACCAACTTTGCCGGGTCCGGCCAGTACGGCGGCGTGTTCTTGTCAGAAGAACAAGCTCAAGGAGATGAGTTTAACTATTCTAACGCTACGCCGGTGCTGCCATTTAGCCTGTTCCCAGCGTCCAGCCAGATCACCGAGTCTACTTTAATTCCAAGCACACAGAACTTCGTCCATATCCCTGCCTCTGTACGGACTAGGGAGTACGCTTTTGGCGGGACGTCAGAGAAACGGTTTAGCCGAGGTGAGTTCACCTTTAATAACGTAGCAAACGATTTTGTGCGACTCGACACAACTACTTACGACCCAGATGCCACTGAGGCTGTCCTTGAGTACAGTTTTAGCGGCACATCAGATGGTACTCTGCGCCCCCGTATCGCAGCTCGTGGCACGTCGATAGCCTGCACAGTTAATTTTGTGGTTGGAAGACCAGCCTTGAAAAGTGTTGCTGTTTATGCTATAGCAGCAAATAGACCAATGATCTCTCAGGAGTAACTTATGCCCGGCCAACAAATCCAAAAAGGAACGACATACGTCAATTACCCTAATGTGGGTAATTCGCAAGTAACTGCTGAAAATCTCAACGATCACGTTGATAATGCGATCTTGTTGCCCGGAGCCATCTCGGCACAACTTGAAGGTGTTCCTGAAGATAACGATTACGTTCTTGCTGAGCGTGGAGGATCGTTGTTTAAGTACGCTTTAAGTAGCATTAAGGATTTATTTGCCGCTTACTTTCCATTACGTTCTGGATCGACAATGACTGGAGAGTTAACGCTTTCCAGCAGCACTCCAAGCGCAGCGGCAGTTGCTGCGAGCAAGGGATATGTGGATGCAACGGTGGCAGCAGCAACTTTATCGGGGGCAATTGTCATGTGGGGCGGATCATCTGCGCCAACGGGTTGGCTTGAGTGCAACGGGCAGTCTACTGCCGGTTACGCCAGCCTTATTGCAATTTATGGCACCAACGTGCCTGATCTTCGCGGAGAGTTTATTCGTGGGTGGGATCATGGAAAAGGCGTTGATCCGGGGCGTGGGATTCGATCTTTACAAGGGCAAGACGTACAACCTCACACGCACCCAATTACAACGTATTCTTATCTTCGTAATTTTGAAGGTGGCGCTGCTTTAGCTTGGGCAGGTACACAATCAAGCAATACGGGATCTTCTGGCGGCTCCGAAACCCGTCCACGCAACATTGCCTTAATGTATATTGTCAAAACCTAATGACAGTCCAAGACTGGGAGCAACTCGTCGATACACTTTATGAACAATGCCGAAACCACATCAAACTTCTTGGACAAGTGTCTAGGGATGACGTTGATGGTTACCTTAGTTTTTATGGCGTTCACGACAGCATCTATATTGCAAAGCGAGATGGAGTTATCACAGGCATATCTACTGTTCATCCCGGTGTTAGTGACTTCAACTGGAAATGGCGCAAGCCTAACGGGATTTGGACAATTCATATTGCGTGGGCAAGCGAGCCTGAAACGGTTGGTGAAATGTTTAACCAGTTTTTTCAACGTAAAGCACCTATCAATCAAGTTTGGGCATGGAGACAGGATCATGCCACACAGATCACTCCTAAAAAACTAGAAAGACTTTTATATGGGCGGAGGAAGTAAAACCGAAGTTGTACAAGCGCCAGCGGCTCCAGACTACAAGGAGTCAATGCGGTCTATTTTGCAAGCGCAGATTGACTTGGCGCCGCAGGTATACGAAAGCGAAAGGGAGTTCCAGCCGAAGTATCAAGCTTTGCAGGATCAGATTGCTCGACAAGCTGCTCGTAGCCAGATTGAGATGTATCAAGGCTTGCAGCCTCAGTACTCTGACTTGGAAGAGGCATACATGAAGTCTCAGCAGGCAGCGCAGTTGCGCGGCTTGCAGGAGCGTGCTCCGGGTTATGTGCAAGCCTTTCAAGAGGCTCAAGGTGTTGGCGGCATCAATCAAGCTCTTCAGCGGTACACAGAGCAAAAGCTCGGCGGATTACAGGCTGACGGGACAATGATCTCGCCCCAAGAACAACGCGCAATCGAGCAGCAGACACGCGCAGGCTACGCAACTCGCGGGACGGCACTTGGCGCACAGTCCAATCTTGCGGAGGTGCTTAACCGCTACAACGCACGTCAGGCACGGGAACAACAGCTTGTGGCTCTTGGAACAGGTTTGGGTGGCTACTTCCAGCAGCAGTCCGCTCCTGCGTTGACGTCGTTCTATCAGCAACCTATGTACGCTGGTTCGTTTGGCGGACAGGCCGCACAGAACGCAATGATGGCACAGCAGCAAGCTGGCCCGCAATATTTCAACCCAGAATCACAGACTGGCATGGGGTCAATCTACGGGGCCTATAACTCGCAGATGCAGTTGGCGGCTGGTCAGGCGCAGGCTAACGCGGCTAAGAGTGCCGGAAGAGCTGGCATGGTTGGATCAATTGGCGGGGGTCTGTTAATCGGAGCTGGAATGGCGTTTTAATGAATACTGCTCACGCCATAGATACAATTAAAAAGGCACTTGGCCGGGCCAAGCGGCCTGCTGTCCTATGGAGTGGCGGCAAGGACTCTACTGTGCTGTTGGATCTATGTTTGACCGTCAGGCCGGACATCGAGGCAATTCACTTCAAGCTGCCCTTCCTGTCACACAAGTACAAGCACCACCATGAAGTGCAGCAAGAGCTTAAGCTAACCGTCCACGACTGGGTTCCTGCGTCGATTGCACTAACACACGGGAATGACCGTATTGACGTTTGTGAGACGTATTCGCTTGGAACCGGGCAACTAAAAGTCATGCGCGGCACAGAGATGATGGACTTAACAAAGCCTTGGGTGTGCGGCAAAGAGTGGTTGCATAGGCCAAAGGCTAATGTTGTTAACGACTTTGATGTATTGTTCTGTGGACATAAAAGCAGCGATGAAGACCCATTGACTGGCCAGATTCCACTGATGGTGGACATGAAGATTATAGGCAACGGCACAGAGATGTGGTTTCCGCTTCGTGAGTGGACTGACGAAGATGTTTCTCTGTACATCACATCCAACAACGTCAAGTACGACCAGAACAGGTACGACACGGATGTTGTGTCTCGGACAGACAAGCACATGAACAGTGACTACGTTCATGCCTGTTTCCGCTGCATTGATCGCAGAGAATCTGCATTTGTGCATTGTCCAAAACTACAGATCGACGTAGAGAACTTGCATGAGCATGTCCTCCATGAAGAGCCAGTCATCCCCTACTGCAACGTCCGAACCGGACTGCCAAAAGTGCGGAGCGTGTTGCAGTCACAAAGCCAGTTGGCCAATTCTGCGAAAGGATAGATCCGATGCAGTTAACATCCCCAAAGAGTACATCCGCGACGATCTGCCATTGCTTAAGTGCGTTGGAACTCGCTGTATTGCGCTTTCGGGGATTGTTGGGCAGGAAGTTTCGTGTACAATCTATGAGCATAGACCGCTTGCCTGCCAGCGGTTTGAGAAAGGCAGCACTCTTTGTTTAGAAGCTAGAACAAAATTTTATGGCAAAACCTCGTGAACTTTATAGTGGCCCAGCACCACAGGCGATGAGCTTGATGGGCCAGGGCATTGCTGACGCTTACGCTAACGTGGGCAGGATCGAAGGGCAGGGTATGCAGGCGATGGGAGAAGGGATTGCCAGGGGGATCACCGCAGCAGCAGGCGCAGTTGCTGACTACAAGAAGATGTCGTCGCAGGTGAAGGCATCCGAGAACTTCTACAACACAATGAAAGAAGGCGGCTATCTTCCTCCAGAGATGACGGCTGGCATCGACAATACGGTCAATAGTGACGTGTACAAAAACATGGGCACTGCTGAGAAGGCTCAGTTTTGGGGTGACGTCAAAGGTTATACTGGCAATGCTCTTGGGCAGTACTACAAGATGCAACAGCTTGAGGCAGAACAAGCCGGAGCAATGAATCGTGCGATGGTTGGCGTTGGCCCGCAGTATGCGCAGCTTGAGGAGCAGAGGAGGCAGCGTGAAAATGAGCAAAAACGATACGATGCGATGAACACTAAGATCAATGCATTTAAAGACAGCTTAAATGCGCTTAAAGGTTCATTTTAGTAGCTTAACAACGTATGGCATCACTATCTGATTACTTTCTAGAGCTTTTCCCAGAAAAGCCATCCAAACAGGCGCGGCAGATGGCGTCTAACACGCAGTTCCTTCAGCAGACTCCACCGCAAGAACAGCCTGCCGGTGGCCCTGGCACTGTGTCCGTGTTGAGCATGGAGCCTACACCTGCACAGCCACAGCAACAGGCTGCACCTGTGGCGTTTCCGTTCGACGAGTTTGCAAGTAAGGCAGCAAAGGCGCAAGAGGCCAGAAGGATGCTCACATCTCAGATTAACTCGATTGTGCTGTCTGCGCCAAAGGATATGCGCGATGACCTGCGCAAGTCGCTAGAAAGTGAGATTGACTTCATCCCAAAAGAAACGCCAACTCCAGAATCGTTCTTTAAGCAAAACCCGATATTAGTTGAACGGTCTAAGGACTTGTCTCAAAGGGCAATGCTTAGGTCTAAAACAACATCTGACGCTAGGTCGATTGTTGATTTGATTGACTCTACATTTGCAAATTTGCCTAAAGACCCAGAAAAACAGCGCACGTATTTGGCTAACTTCTCTAAAGAACTTTTATCTCAAGGTAAAACGTACAACCAGATGATGAGTGATACGCCGGATGCATTGTCAGAAGGTGAAGCTCGGCGTGTTATGCCAAGTCTTGAGTCATCATTTGTAAATCTTTCAAACCTACTTGAGATGGGTAAAGATACCTTTCAAGGCATAAATGCTGTAAAAAACGGCGTTAATCTTTACAAAAAACAAGTTCAGGATATGCATGACATAATGATCAGAAGAAACATTGCTGATTATAACAATTTTGCTCAAAGCACTAATCCTGAAATTGCAAATCAACTTGGATTTAATGCTGATAAGTTAAAGGCATACAATCCTGCAATGCAGATGCAGGTAATCAGCAGAAAGAACCCGGTTGGATCTAGCAGGGAAGATTTGATCAGAGAGGCTGAACGCAGAGGACTTCTTAAGACTAAGTAATATGGCTGACATTTCGCAGTTAAGTGACGCACAGTTAATCTCGCTACTTGGTGACTTTGAGGCCGAGCGGGAGGCTGCTATGCCCAAGTCTGGCTTTCAGGCTGGGTTTGCCAAGGCAACTGGCGTGACTAATCTTGCTGGCTTTGGAGAGACGCCAAAAGAGATATTTGATACGGCCGTCTCCGAGGGCCTGCTTTCACCTACCTTTACGCCATCTCCAGACACAGACCCTGAGTTTGCTCAAGCATGGAACGCCTACAAGCAGGAGATGCAGCCTAGCGCACTTGGAGCTGCATACCGGGGCGCAACGCGAGCAATCATCCCAACGCTAGGCGCAATTGGTGGTGGCGCACTAGGCTCGATGGCCCCCATCCCGCTGGCGGGCACGATTGCAGGCGGCATGGCAGGATCTGCTGCTGGTTCAGCTTTGCAGGAAAGCGTGATGCCAATGTCATCCGAAGAGCGTGCTCAAGCTAACTTTGACGCTGCATCGGCAGGAACTCGTTACTCAAGACTTGCAGGTGAAGTTGTGCCTCAGTTCATGGTAGCTAAGGTTCCTGTGTCAAAGATAGGCGCCGCACTGGCTGGTGACATCCAAGTCGGTAAAGCACTAGCAAAAAGCGCGGGTATCGGTGCGGGGGTAGGCGCAGGCGTGTCCATTGCTGGCAGTGCAGTGCGAGGCGAGTTGCCTGACCTTGAGCGGCTGGCCTTTGACACACTCACCGGCGCTGTGCTTGAGCCAACCAAGTTTGGACAAAGGTTGTTTGATCCAAAGGCTAGGCAAGAGATTGCTGCTCGCCAGGCTGCTGGCAATGTCATGGATAGGTTTGTCAGCGACAAGGACGCTGCTGTCGCCAAGCTTGCAAGAGCCGGTGAAGTCACAGGAGAAGGCGTGCGTCCGCTAAGTGGCGACGTTGTGGGCGACGAGGGATTCCTTGGCCTTCAACAGGCTCTACGCAACCGCGAATCTATGCTTAGAAACATCGACCAAGCTAGCGCAGAAGCTTTAGCTAAGAAGGTTGATGTTACGCTTGAGCCGTCCGCTGTTTCGCCAGCAAGGACGCAAGAGATTTTTACGGAACAAAATCAAAAGCTGCTTACTAGTGCGCAGGATGCTTTTGATGGTTTGATAAAACAGGGCGATGTCAATTCAGCAAACATCTTGCGTCAAGCACAGGAGAAGGCGATAGAGGAAGTAAGGCTGGTTGAGCAGGGTGTGCGCACTGCTGAATCAGCAAACGCAATCATAGCTAATGCACTAAACGCCGCTGAAGCGGACATTTCATCTCGCAGAGGAGCGCAGACAGAGGTTAATAAGGTTGTTCGTAATGCTCTCAACTCAGAATTTCAAGAGTCAAAAGAGTATGCAAAGTCTTTATACCAACAACTGGAAACAGGCGGGTTAATTACAACATTTGAAAAAGGACGTGAAGCGGCTGCGAAAGTCAAAGGTGAAATTCCAGAAATGGATTCACTGCCACCGAAAATTAAGGACTTTTTTACTACATACAAGGGACAGGAAAAGCCAGCTTCTGAGCTAATTAATGTGCTGCAATCTATCTCTGGAGCCATTTCCGAACAAAGCGGTCCGGGAGGAAACAGTAATACAGCAAGGCTGCTTAACGATGTTAAACAGGGCATTGAACTAGACCTCAATGAACTTGGGAATTTATCTGTTGATTTAAAGTCTGCAATTGCAAACTATAAAATTCATGCAGACAAATACCTTAACGACGTTTCAGGACGAGTGCTCAAAGGTGGCGTGTATCCATCTCAAACAATTGAAGCTTACGCCACTTCAGATGAAGGTCTTCGGCAGCTTAGATTGGCAGCAAATGCTGAAAAACGACCAGAAGTAGTTAAGGCAGTTGGAGACTGGATCTACGGACAGATGCTTGATTCTGTACGGGCAAATCCATCCGCAAAGGCAATTCAAAACTGGGTAAACGGCAAAAGCGGCAGGACGCTACTGGATGTTTTCCCGGAGGTTTACGAAGCAAAGATTGCTCCAGAACTAGCTGCTTTAACCGCAGCCGAAAAGCAAAAGTCTGTTGCAGAGCTTAAGCTTTCCAAGGCAAAGGAAAAGTCAATCGAAACAAAGAAGCTTGCGGTTGAAGACATCAAGGAAGCAAGAGCTGAATCGTTAAGGGTAAAGGGCGAAGCCAAGGCAGATGCTCAAGTAAGGTTCCAAGACGAGAAGAAGGCCGTGCAGGCTAGTCAGGCTGCTCAGTACATTGGCGCAGCTCCAGAGTCAGCGATAGGCAAAGTGCTTAACAGCGATAACGCTGTAGTCTACATGGAAGAACTGATTACTAGAGCAGCACAAGATCCAAGCGGAGATGCAATCGAAGGGCTTAAAAACGCTCTAAAGAACTATCTCAACACAGTGCTTCGTAGGACTGGTGAAGTGGCGTCAACAGAAAACGTCATCAAGCCCATCTCTAAGGCAGATCTTTCGCTTTCGTTTGATAAGCTTAACAAGTACCTGGGCGAGGGGGCGCAGAGATCGGCAATTGAAGTGTTGTTTGGACAAGGGTCACAAGAGCTTCAAGCCTTAGACAAGGCTCGTAGGCAAATTGAGTTGTATGCTCGCCGTAAACGCGCTGCCGGTGGTCAATCAGTCACAAGCCTCAACCAAATGCTTGCAGGTGACCTCGATGTTAGCTTGGCTGAATCCACGCTTGGTGTACTTGGCAGGCTTACTGGAGCGGTGCTTCCTGCTGACATTAAGAAGTTAACCGGGCCGATGTCTGGCATGACAGACCTGTTTCGCGGCATGTGGCGCGGTGATGTCGCAAAGAAAGCTCAGGGCATGCTCGTAAACGCGATGATCGACCCGCAAGCTGCCATCGAGCTACTGCGCCCCTTGAACCAACAGTCGCTGCCTCGCATTAAGTCCTGGTTGCGTGTGTACCCGCAATCTGGTGCAAGCTTGCCGTTCAACGAGATCAATTCCGATGAGCAGCAGTTGCCGAGTGGAAATGTCACAACTGACAACTTCACCGGATACAGAATTATTGAGACTGGCAAAAACAACTTTAGGCTTTACAACGACAGAAAGCAACTTGAAGGCGTATATACTTCTGGAATAGAAGCTAAACGAGCAGCAGTCCGAAAAGCATTTGGATCCAAATAACTTATGCCACTAAAAAAATCCGCATCAGACAAAGCTTTCACCGAGAACCTTAAGCGCGAGATCGGCGCGGGTAAGCCACAGAAGCAGGCTCTCGCAATTGCATACAGCGTCCAGCGTGAGGCTGCGAAGAAAGCCGCTGTTGCCAAGCGTAAATAGCCTATGGCGAACATCACGCGGAAGTGGCGACGCTTCCTTGCAGTCAGTTGCAGCCACGGGTTCATGGCGGACCAAGCTGTGCTCAAGGAAGTCTTGCGCTTTCGTGACCGATGGAAGCCGGACACGGTGCTGCATCTCGGTGATGCCATCGACATGACGTGCCTGCGCACAGGGGCGCTCACTAGTGACAACGCCGATTCTGCCGTAGATCCCGAGGCTGACCTGAACGATGGCCTAGCGTTTATCTCTGCACTTCGTCCACAGCACTACCTGCTTGGCAACCATGAGGCCCGGCTCGTGACGCTCATGAGCCATCCTAAAGCGATCATCTCGGCGCTGGCGACTCGCGTCTATCATCAGATCCACGACCGGGCTAAGGCCATCAAGTGCAAGGTGTACGACTACAAGCTTAAGACTGGCTTCGTTGGTTTAGGTGACGCACTCTTCCAGCACGGATACTTGCACAGTGAGAACGCCTTGCGTGATTCTGCCGAGCGTATGTGTCACGGCAAGTACACCAAGCTTGTCATGGGGCATATCCATCGCGTACAAATCGCTGAAGGCAGGCGCATTAAAGGTGTCACTGGCTACTCTGTTGGGTGGCTTGGAGATCCCGAAATGGCTGGCTACGCGGAGAATAGGATTGCGACAACGACTTGGAGTAGGGGCTGGGCGTGGGGCGAATATACTGACAACGAGACAATTGTATGGCTGACAAAAGAACTAAAGGACGGAAGCTTCAAGTTGCCCCTGTAAAAAAAGATTGGCTCACTCAGCTTGCCGCCAACGTCAACGCCAAGTTTGCCCCTTCAGGCTGGTACACTCTTTCGGAAATCGCTATCAAGCTTAAGAT